CGGTTGACTTACCTGTTTGACGAGCACTAAGAACAACAACGTTCGTCTTTTCGTGATACGAACGGATCATATCAATCTGATAATCGAACAGGTCGAAGTCTATCGCACCTCTTACGGGATGCTGAATGCGACAGTAGTTTTGAATAAAATAAACAGGGTCCAGCCTACACTTATCTAATTCCTCAATCTTATTGAGTTCATATTCGTTTTGTGTACCAGCATTCTTAATTAAAGGGTTTTTTCCTCGTGCCATAGCAAATATTTAGGTCCGAAAAAAATAGGGTTACGTGTCGTCTTGAGCTTCGTAATCGCCTTCAATTGTGTTGATATCTGCTATCGCATCAACTGACTTGCCTGCACGAAGCGCTTTCATTATGTCTTCACGGTCTGCAAGTATAACATTATTGTTAGTAGTTTTGCCCGTCTCTCTTACAACAATCTTATCTTTATGTTGTTTGAGGTTTGATTTACTTTGAACGGCTTCAAGGGCTGTTTTAAGAAACACGGCGGCAACTTCAGCGTTACGTGCTCTATATTTTGGGTCTATAATTTCACCGTCTTCTTGTTGATTTTCAAATGCTTCTAACGACATATCATATATGTCTTGTAGTTGTGATTCAATCTCGTTATCTTTCTCGTCAAACGATACGTGTGGAACTAGGTCTGTTTTCCTTTCTGTATAGGTAACAACAGTCGTATTTTCCTCGAGATTAAACACATCCTCAAGGGGATGTGCAATTTCCTTCTCATTGTCAGTATAATTCGTGCTCATAGAGATATTTATTCATTTTTTTAGAGGGTACCCTCAAGTTGTGCGTTCTGCGCGTGTATACGGCTCTGGAAGGTAGTCCTTCCGTGAACTACGATCGCTAGGTCTTAAACATCTGTTTTTCGGTTAGAATTCGAAATTTAATACCACGTTGCTTACAAAATTCTGTGGCGGCCTGCCACTTTGCTATATTAATTGCATATGTGATTTGTTCGTAGGCATTCTGCTTTCGTTTTAGATTTGGGTTAACTTGATTACTTGGTTTGACTTCAAGAACCTCTTGCACAATTTTTCCCTCACGATCCTTATACTCAATCCAATAGTCAGGAAAATATCGATGAACTTTCTTGTCTGTTGGTTTCAAATACGGAATAAAAAACTCTTCCGAGGACCAACGCAAAATGTTAGGATTATTATCGAGGAACTGATTCATCGAGAGTTCCCACGAACTTCTGTATACCACGTTTTTAGCATTACCGACATACTTGTCGGGATTGCGGATTTCATATAGTCCTTGTCTGAACTTAGCCATACTAAGCGTTCAGAACTTGACCTACTAATGCCTCTGGATCAAGACTCGTTGTTATCGCGGTGCGGGGATTTGTATCGTCAGGAGATGTTAAAGTAGGTTCATCACCACCAAACCGAGGAGCGATTGGATACAACCCGACGCTTGTAGCAGGTTGTAGATTTGTAAATTCTCGAATGTCTTGACCCGGCATGATGTTAAGTCCATCATAGTTAAATTCAACAGCGATCTCTGATCCGGTTGAGCCTTCGGCCATATCTAAGTCATCAAGTGTCATTGTATGGAGTCGGGGATTATCAAAACGATAAACATCCACCTGACGCCCGGCATTTACTATGTGGTAGAGATTTACATAATCGATAATTGTTTTTGTTGTATCGCCAACAGCATTTATCGAAGCAGAGTTAACTCCACCGCCCTGATCAAACGTCATGCCGGATTCTTCAAACAAGTTTGATGTACCGTCACCAACCGACCGAGAAATTGGACTTATGATTTGCATGTATCTGGTGTAAAATCTTAACACGTTATCAGTCAGGTCGTCGTAAAATGTCATCGTCATTGGTTGGTATTCAGATTTTTTCAATACCTTTGTACGGAAGTTGTAATAATTAACATCCTCATATTCAAATGTCATGTTGGGCCGAGTCGTGCGCTTAATAACAAACGCAAAGTCTTTTACGCCCTGAGCAGTAAACTGGGCTTGGTATTCAGCTGTAAATACAAACTCCACCACAAACAAAAATTTATGTTTCGGTGCCAAGTTTATTAAATCAACAGCGTACGGAGATGGGGGACAACCACCAGGAGGTTCTTTTGCTGTTGGTGCTTGACTGCTAGGTGTAAAGACACCTTTTATAAGTTGACCAAGATTTCCAAAGTCTTGAATCGCCTCGGGAACGTCTCGAATTTCAAAATTGCCTTGACGGACACGGTCATAAATCTGCTCTGCCTGCCCAACAGCTCTGTTTAATACACCAGGATTAAACCTCTGACCCAAAGATCTCGCAGCGTTTGGGTCAATTCCAACAGTTCCCAACACCGCGTTTGCCCCGTTTTCGATTGAAGTAGAAGCACTTGACCAAATGGTCGGAACACCCTTACCCAAACGGAGTTGATTTGATACTGTTTCAAGTGCTCTTAGCCCCTCGCCAATTTGACCATTAACATTATTAAGAGCCTCAATATCGCCTATTTTGCCGAGAGTTCGAAAGAACGAGCTCTTCTCTGTTTCCATGTCAGCGGTGGGACAATCTTTTACTAAGAATTTTTTGGGTGAATCAGCCATGAACGTATTTATGTGGGCACAAAAAAAGGCGGAAACCGTTAAGAATCCGCCTTTTAGCTAAAATGTGCACATCCGTGTGCGACACATCCTTGTTTTATATGCGACCAGCGCCACCAGTTGCAACACCCTGACCTTGGTTATAACCACCAATGTCCTGGCGAGCGTGATCGTATCGAATGGACAATGTAATCTGAACCGCCTCACTTGCTGCGTAATCAAGATCCATGTAATCGACGCTCTGGAACCAGCAACCTTCAACTGTCCACTTCTCTGTTACCTGCTCATTACCATCAAGAAGATCAAGATATGTAACGAATTTGTAAAGAGAGCCTTCACCCGCTGCTGCTAGCCACTGGCCTTCAGCACCAGTTAGGAACTGTTGATTCTGTAGTTGATCTTGGATAACTTTTGCAGCTGTACCTGTCACATCGTCTTCAAGAGTAATAGTCATTGGTTCGAAAGTATACTTACCAGCAACCCAAGCTCGAGAATTGTAACGGTCGAGTTGAATTTCGTCGAAGGTCAATACTGGTCGGGTAACAGTTATTGCTTGGTGGGATAGAGGTTGAGAATCAGCTCCACCGCCCATATTAGCAAATGTTACGCGCCATCTGTTCTTCAGTCTTGGCTGAAGAATACCTGAGCCAACGCCTGGAATTCCGATGTCATTAATTGTTGCCATGTTTATAGTTTCCTTAGTCTATTACCTAATATTTATCGCGGACGATTAAATCTCTGTACCTGTTGCAACGATTCTGATTGGAACCATGATGAATTCAGCTGCCTTAACAGGCTGTAGTGCTACATCCACCCACAATTCGTTTCTATCGATGCGATCAGGTGTGTTATTTGACTCATCCACAACTGTTGCGTAGTCATATAGTCCACGTCGAACCACCAAGTCTCCTAGGAAGTTATCAACTGCTGCTTTTACGTTATCTCGTGTTAGAGCATCATTTGGCTCAAACACAAACGGTAGCAAGTTCTTGCGAAGTGAACGTCTTGTGTAAGCAACTAGTCTTTCAACATTTACACGATCACGAGCACTTGCCGCTGGTGCAGAAGTCTTCTGTCCCCAAACAACCAGACCGCGACCTTGGAAGAACACGATTGGGTTAAGGTTTGTAAAGTACTTGTACAAATCATCACGCTGACCCTGATTCAAGTTTGTTTCAGTAAACGTATTTGAACTAGCTACATAACCAACCTGTGTTACACCTGATACAAGACCTCTTCGAGTTCCTGCCGGTGCAAACCAAAGTTCGCTATTGCTATCACTAAATGCGTAAGTCCGTAGTGCAACACCCGAAGCTGCGACAACTACATTTTTACCATCCAAGTTTGATGCAAGAGCGTGTGGGTAGTAGTAAGCAAGACTCTCGGTGCTAACTCGTGCAGAGGTGCTTGCCCAGGCCACAACATCAGTTGCATCCATATTCATTGGTGTTTCACCAATTACGAAGGCTTCACCTGCCAAATCAACAGAAAGTGCAACCAGCTCATCAGCCAACTCGTGGTATCCAGGAGCTAGGATTAGGTTGAACTCAAACGCGTCTGATCGAACTTCAGTGTTACTGTTAACAGAGGCCTGTAGTGCTGTAACGATTGTTGCTCTGCGAGCTGCGT